AGTTTATCAAACCAAACAAAATGATAACCTGTTACATAAGGGTCAGCAACCCCAACTGTTGTTCCGCCAAACTTTCTTGTCGCAATATTTTGACCTAGTTCAGCGAACGAATATTTCATAGTCATACTCATATCCTCCTAGTTGCTTAAACAACTTTGTACTTAATACGTTTCTTTATAATTTTTAAAACTGTTTCCCAATCGCCATTAGAAATATGAATTGCTCTATCATCAATGTAAAAATGTGCTGCAAGTTTTTCCGCAGTAATTTTATCGAAATAAATATCATTATCTTTTAACCACTTCGCAACTTTCTTAATTTGATCCTCATGGTCACCACCAAGTTCATCTGCATTTTGTTTAGATGCCCTTGTAGTAAAAATAACTATTTCATAACCTTGTTTCCTTAAATAATCAATAACTTCTTTTGCACCTTCAAATGCATAATCATAAATGTTTCCGTCTTGATAACCCTTTGAATATTTATGGATCGTTCCATCAAGATCAATCATTGCTCTTTTAGGTTTTTTCACTTTTTCAGATTCTGGGTAAACAGCTCTCATTATAACTTTCCTTTTTCGTTTTGGGGTTTCTGGAAACGAGTCAATGGCAAATCCACCTACCGCTTCCTCATCTTTAACTTTTAATTTTTCTAATATTTTATCTAAATAGTTCATCATGATACCGGCGATCAATTTTATATTTTGTTCTAAACTCACATAGACATTGTTCATAAAAAATAGGATTACTATATATATTAATAAATGAAAAGAAATCATTCACCAACTTTTTAGGAGGAAATATGTCAAGAAGTAGTGGCGGTATAAGTTTAGCAACAATTATTTTTTGGGCGATTTTGGCAAGCACCTTTTTATTTGACGATGATGATGATAAAAAGGCAATCGATGTTAAAACAGATATCGAGGTGGTTACAACATCGAAAGAAGATGAATTAAAAAACCATCTAACTGAAGCAGCTAAACTTGCTAAAGAATCACTCACAGAAGCAAAGGATAAAACTATTGAAATAATCGATGAATATAGAGAAGAGAAAATAAAGGAACAGGAGGAAGAAGTTGACCAGGCACATAATAACAAAACGATTGAAACGGAAACTATTGAGAAAGAGAAAGAGGATTTGGTCAAAAAGGGAGATCTTAAACCTCTTGAAGAAAACAACAACCAAAAAATCGAAGGAATGAAAAAGTTATGATTTTGTTCAACAAACACTATCGCAATACAGATTATGAGATTTTTTTCAATACTCACACCGGTTTAGAAATCATGAGGGGAGTTGATGGTAAAGAAGATCCTTTCTCTCTTATTTTACCTTCCTTATTGGATATCGGTGTTATGGGCCATTGTAAACATAAATGTCCATTCTGTTATCAGGGTCATGTTTCAGAGCCAAATATGAAACTTTCCGATTACATCAAAATTATTGAATCAGTAAAGCATCATACAAATCAGGTTGCTCTCGGCGGCCGCGGCGATCCCAATCATCATGAAAACTTCAAAGAGATCGTTGAATATTCAAGAAAAAATGGGGTCGTTCCAAACTATACAACAAGTGGTATCGATTTAACAGATGATCATATTGAAATTTCAAAAATGTGTGGCGCGGTTGCAGTTTCAGATTATGGTAAGGACTTTACATATAATGCAATACAAAGATTTATCGATGCAGGCATTAAAACAAATATTCATATGATGCTAACTAAGATAACATATGAAAAATGTATTAAAATTCTATATGGGTATAATCCTTGGAAATATTATAATGACGAAGGTCATATAGAAAGTCATGTTGATATTGAAAAATTAAATGCAGTTATATTTCTTCTTTTCAAACCTGCTGGAGCAGGAGAAACTCTTGGATGGCAACCAACACCGGTCCAAATAAAGAAATTCTCTGAGCTTGTATTTGCCCCACAAGCTAAATTTAAGATTGGTATGGATAGCTGTTTGATAAATCATGTTCTGAAATACGCAGAACCAACCGCTATACAACGCATGTCCCTTGATACATGCGAGGGTGGAAGGATGTCTGCATACATTACACCTGATATGAAGTTAATGCCGTGTAGCTTCGCTGATAAGTCCTTATGGGCTACTCCTATTACAAACGAAAACACGATTGACCATATATGGAATAAGTCATTTAAATTCAATTCATTTAGAAAAATTCTTCAAGAACAATCTGATTGTTGTCCGTTAAATCTGTAAGGAATAAAATGAAAATAAAAAATGATTTTGTTACAAATTCTAGTTCATCTGCATTCGTTGTATTATGGCCAAGAAAAATTAAAACAGAAAATGATGTAGCAGACTTTATCAAAAGAATTGATTTTCAAAGACCGATTTTCGTTGATGCAAAAAAGCAGAGAGGAATTCCTTTAAAGTCTAAAGTTGCAAAACGAAAAATAGCAGACGCATTACAAAGTGGTTATGTTAAAGGTATTCTTGATCATTGGGAATTCACAAAAATATTTTGTAAACGTGAAGGCATCGATCAAATGGATTTATATAAAGTACCACAATGGCGAGATGCATTTCATAAAGAATATGAAATTCGTTCTATGCAAGATGCCAAAAAAATGGTTGATGATTTCATTAAAGAAAATGAGGACGGTTATGTCTATTTTTTCGAGTATGGCGATGAAGATGGTGGAGTCTTTGCTGACCTTGAGCACGAAAATAATTGGGGTGGACTACCAGCAATCAGAATCAGCCATCACTAAAAAGGATACCAAACAAATGAACGAGGAAACTCCAGACAATCATAGAGCATTAAATCTTCGTATTAAAAATTATGTTATGGCAGAGTTCGTGGCTGTTCCCTCAGATTTCGAACTGAAAAGCCATTTATCTATGAGAGAACATGTTGGTTTATTTGAAGTTAAAGATATTGATATTGAAAAAGTTGATATCTTATCTCAAGCAATTGCAAATTCTGCTGTTTTCAGTACATTGAATAATGCACTTCTCCCTCCGGATATATGCTTCTTCTATCTTCAATTATTAAGTGAATTAAATCTTATATTAAAGAAGATAGATAATCCACTGAGAAGAAGTCAAGAAGAATATAAAGAATTTGCAAAACGATGGCATCAAGACAGAAGAAACTTTTTTCGTGGTCAAGAAGTCGAACGCATGAGTTTTCTTATTGTAAATGTATGTCATTTATTTAATCAAAATATTATAGATGAAGCGTGGAAGGCACTCATAGAAGTAAAGAAATATCAAAAAGAAATAAACGAAATGAACTTCAAACTTGATTAGGAGGGTTTATGCAAACTGTAAAAGAATACATCGCAGCATTTATTATTATTCTTGTTTGTGCCGGTGTTGCTTCTGCTGGTCCATCTGCTGTTAATGTTGGGGAAGTTGATGCGGTTAAACGAATTGTTCAGGGCAATGATACAATTAAAGTAATTCGTATTGACGATCCTGATAATCCATTCGTTACTATTTATTTTACAACAATTGATAGCGGTAAATTTTTAGCAATGGCTGATCCAAGTAACACATCTATTGCTGCACGTCTGACAGGTCCAATCCCTATAAAGGATGGAGTAAGACAAATCGATACAACAACCGATCTGGATATGGCTCATATGAAAAAGTCCATCGGATCTAAGGTTTTGCATATTGCAAGATTTTACGATAAGAACAAGGATGTTCTTGTGTATTTGGTTTACACGGATAAGTGGTTAGATGGATCACTGAAACACAATCTTTCAGTTGTTCCATTGGGGATGCCGTTAGCGCCATAAAGAGATTTCGTCGGAAAATGAACCACCTTCGCTTATATGCTTAGGTGGTTCATTTTTTTGGTCAGATTATACGATGAAGAAGTTCAGTTCAATCTGCTCAACAGTTCTGGTTGGATCTAAGGTTACATTTACGTGGAATCTCTTAGTACGTCTTTCGTAATCTGTAGCTCCAACTTCCACTGAATAAGAATCAAGACCTCGTTTCTTTTTAATATCTTCAAGGAACTCAACCAACCTACTTGATACTAATGACCAAGTAATTGCATCATTCTGTTCAAAGATAAAGAAACGACAGAAATCTTCAAATGCTCTCTTGATGTAAAGAACTAACCTTACAATATTCAAGTCTTGTAGAGCACTCGCTTTTGCTTGAGATGTTAAATTACCCCAAACAACATAACCCGGATTGAATTTAACAATTGGGTTTAACTGTTTCAGATATAGTTGGTCTCTTTGACCCAGTCTTGGATTGTAACGAAGTTCTTTAATCGTATCAATCGCTGCTCTGTTGAAACCTGCTGCTGCATACCAAAGCTCAGCAACAGTATCGTTTCTTGGTAAAATATATGACATATGATATACAGGTGAGAACCATACATCTTGACCGGTAAATGCATCATATACTTTATTATAACATTCATATAAAGCAACAAAGTAATTATTAAACGTATTAGTATTATTTCTTGTAGCAAGTGCAAGATTAGATGTGGAGTTATCACCATTATCAAGAATACCAACACAGTCACGTCTTGTTTGACATAATGTGCTAATAGCACTCTTAACATCTGATGGATAACCACAATCAAATACCATTGAGAAGTAAGTATTTTCATTATCAAGAACGTTATCATCAATAATACCTGAGTATGCTTGATTTAGAAGTTGTGTTGCTTCAGCAGGATCTAATGAACCATCAGGCATTAACAAGTCACCTTCAGTTCCTTTTCTTAATGGTACAGGATCTGATGTTGTAAATGCAGAGGCAACAGAACCATAAGATTTCTTAATACGATATTCAATTTCAGTTGTATCATCGAAATCGACTACATTACCATTCCATGCTTGTGTAGATAATGAAATTTCTGAGAATACATTAATACTTTCATCATCAACACCCCCTGCGGCACCACACCAACCCCAAATTTCATTACCACGACCATCTTTAGCAACAATAACATAATCACCAGTACCACTTCCTTCCCAATCGCTAAAGTCTTGTTTAATATCTGTAAGAGAAGCTGAACCGGCTGTAATAACTGCAGTAACATTGGTATCAATATCTTTATCAAAAAATCTAATATTTTGTTCATAACCATCTGATAAACGATCTGTATCTGGGTCAATAAACATTTCTGCTCTTAATACTGAAGAATATGTATTAAGGATATCAACAATCCAAATTGAAGAACCTGCTGTATCCCTAGCAAATTGATTAAACGATACTTCAAATGATTCAATAATTGCATCTTGACCATCTGTTTGTCGTTCATAAATATCAATTATATATTGATCCCAAAGAGTTGGGTTAGCAACCTCAGTTAATCGTACACCGATTCTGTTGTACCATTGACCCCTTCCAATTGGATATAAGAAACAAATTGGATATGAGGTTCCATCTTGTTGTAGATTTGACTCTAATTCATCTGTAGTATTCATACCTTCTACAAATGTAATTTGATAACCTGCTGTAGAGTCCCCAGGTTGGATTGTTGCGTCGATCCTCATATTTGCATATGTAGCATTATCAGAGAGCACTCTCATGAAATAAAGAGCTCCTGACTCCCCTAAATAGTTATATGCACAATAAGGACCTTGACCATAATGTTTACCATAAATACTAATATTTGGCTCACCAAACTCTGAAATATAATCAGCTCTAGAACCGACAAATTTAAGAACGTTATCTTCTCCCTTTTCGGTCAATGCTGAAATAAATCCGATTGTTGATGGCACTGCTTGGACGAATTGTGAAAGGTCAATAATTTTACTAAAAACGCCCGGAGATACGTTAGCTGCCATATCTTTTTCCTCCTATGAATTTAATTGATTCTCTAGTCAAATAATATCAAGTTATCTAATTCTATATCTTCCTTTCTCTCCAGGTCTATATACCATTAAAAACTTTAGTAATTATACATATAAATACCAAGTAAAAATTAATCTTCTATCCTCAGTTTTAACAATTGATGGAAATGTAACTCTTGAAAAAATTGTAAAATTACCACTGTACCCACCTATTGAGCTTGCGGCGGTGAATAATGCCGCCTCGCTTAATTGCTTTCCATTTGCATAAGTTGCACCAACGGTTGTTACTATTCTAATAACCAACCATTTATCATCGTTAAGAACATCTTGTTCAAAGTCAATTGAATCAAAGGGAATTTTATAAAACCCAACTTCAGGAACTATACGATAATCTGCTGCGGATGAATCTGTAGCAGTAATCATAACATCACTACTTAAACTTGTATCTGTCAATACAGGAGGCGATGGGTTTAAAGGATCGCCTGGAATAACTCCACCATCTCCCAAACCAAACCATGTTAAATATTCATCGTATGTTGAAGTAATATTTGGATTATTAGTTCTGACTAATACTTGTGCCAACCATTCCCTTCCGATATAAAGTACAAGATTATGTTTACCAATTAATTTTTTATTGCCATCATCTTGAACTTCATAAATCTCTACAAAACCGGTGGGTTTTTTATCTAGACCTCTATTGCCAGTGTTAAACCCATCATTTAAACAATTGTCGCCGTATGAATCTTTTGCAACAATTTCTAATGTCTCAATTTTCTTTTCCATATTTTATATTCCTTCCGAAACGGTGGTGGATATACTTTATATTTTGTTCTTAAATGTTGAGAGGTTTGGAACTAAAATAACGTAAAAAAGAGGGTGTTAGGGAATATCGAGCTAATGTTGTCGTTATTCTGTCCTAACACCCTCGCTTAAAACACCGCACTATTTTATGTTATTCTAAAAATGTTCCACAATTAGGACAAAACTTGAATGATGATTTTGATTTTGTTCCACAAGTTTTACATTGAAGTTTTGTCTGTACTGTTACGGGTCGTTCAATTTGAACACCACTTTCACTAATACCTTTCAATTGAATTGTAATTACAGATGATTGTTCCAATTCCCCAATAGTTGTATATCTAAAATCTTGATTACATTCAGAACCTTTAACTGTAATACCTTCATCCTGTAAAGGTTGATTGATAGATTGCATTGCAAGATTATCAGATTGAACCATATTAATACTTTGAGCAGAACCAACGAAATCAGATGCATTAGAAGAAATACCCCTTCCAACATCTTTTGAACCATCAGAAGAACCATATGTATATCTTATAGAAGAATCACCACTAAACCAATTATTATAATTCCAATAGTAGTTATCTTTATGTTCTGTAATAATAGTTCTTTTGAGAATTTCAGGTTTCTTCTTTTCAAATGCAAATTCAACTCTAATTAAACCATCATCGATCTTATCACCTCTATGATCTTGAATCTGTTTTGTCTTCTGAATGAATTTAAAACGATTCCGTGCGGTTGCCCCTTGAAGAAAACCTTCAAGCTCAGTAGTTGCATTTGGCTCAAGAACCAACGAACTGTAGTCTAATGCATCTTGACCATCGATATGAATCTTGACCGAAGCTCTTCTTGAATTGAGATTTTTAAGAAGTAGTGAATACTCACTTCCGAAAGGTAGGTTTACTGCTCCATCTTTAACTCTTAAAATTTTACCGTTTGCTTTTACTTCTACTACGAAGTTGTCTTTGTACGTCATGATAATGTCTCCTTTTAGATCATCGACTAAGATCTCAAATTTTGTTTAAAGTCGATTGGTTTTATCGTGCGGACGTTTCATTTAATATGTTCTAACTATATATATTAATTAGTGATAGAAGAAAACTAACCATTTATTTTTATAGGGGGTGATAATGAATCATAAATTAATTAGTTTTGCTTTAAGCTGTATTCTATTAGGTTTTCTAATAGGAGCAGCTATCATAATTACAGGGTTGGCTTTGAGTTCCTCAGGTGTATTCCTTGTAAAATTATTTTGTGTTTTCCTTTATATTATGATTGTTTGGGGAATACGAATAATTTTTACTGATTATCAAAAACTAAAAAAGGAGATGAAATAATGCTATACTGCGACAGGTGTGCAAATCCCGAATATTATCCAGTTCAGGAAACAAAGACAAAGGGGTGTTGCGAAATATGTCATAAGTACGCAGGACCTTGTAATTTCATCGCTGATGAAGAACTTCCCTTTAACAACATCATTTCTACTCCGGTTTCGCTCGCCGGTTTTGAAATGAAAGAACTTTCGGGATTTCCATCGGGTAAGAGGTTTGATATGATTGAACCGGGTACGCCTCACCGAATCGTATCCAAGGATACAATCATATTCTATCGCAAGGCTTCGGTGGTACTCGCAAACACAAGCACAGGACGGCGGGTCGAAATCATGTTTTAAATTTAGGAGAGCATATGCCGGTGGTGGTTTCCTGGAAGGCGATCTGGGTCCATATCCCGGTAATGAATCGCCCTCTCCTAATGGCGAGATAGCTCAATGGCAGAGCATCCGACTACAAGTTGGATTGTTGGGGGTTCAATTCCTTCTCTCGCCAGCATTTAAAAGTGGGTTCAGTAAAATAGTTTCCATCCCCCATGTGAATGACTGAGGGGCCACATCCCTTAACTCTTCGGAGCAGGGTAATGTGCGGCACGAACCTGTAATGGGTTCGTGTAGGAGAAAAGCGCTGAACCCGCTTTTTTTAGTCTAGATTTTTACCATAATATCTTCCATTCCACATAAATGATCCTTCAATTATAATAATAGTATATAAATTAAAGAAACCAGTAGCAGGTAAATATTCTACAATACCAAATCCATTAATCCAGAAGTTTGGAGCATTTTTATGATAGTCTGGTTTAATACTACAAATACATGGAAGTGAAGTTGCTGTATGATATCCCTTTTGATCAATAGGAGAAACCTTAGCATACATCTGTGGGTTATGAACATGAGCGTAAGCAACATTACCTTCAAATGCATCAAGTGTTTTTGCAGCATGATATTTATTCCAATAGAAACCATGAATAACATTCAATTTACCAACTTTATGAATTTCATTGAATGGAATTATATTATATCCACGAGCCCTTAATGATAGATGTCTTTCTAAATCAATAAATCCTTCAAGTTCAGGATGTTCTTCATTATACCATTGAATTCGTTGTTCGTGATTACCAATCATAAATGTTCTTTTAGTATCGGGACCAGTAATATTTTCATGATTAATTAAAACTTTTTCATCAAAACCTTCAAAATCTTTTAATAACCTTTGACCTTCTTTCAACAATGGTTTTCTTTTATTCCAAGCCGAAATACAATCTAAAGAAATTTGATCACCCATATATACTAATTCATCTGGTTCATAATCAATAATAAATTCATCAATAGAGTCCATAACTCTTTGTTCATAATGAGGATAGTGAATATCAGGTAGGAGTACTACTTTTTTGATAGCAAACGGATCTTGATCTTTATCAATTTGTTTATATCTACATCTTTCTGTATATGATCCTGCATACCTCAAAACAGTTTTAGTAGAACAACCAACAATTTTTGCAATTTCACTATTTGTTAATAGAGTATCATTAGCAAGCTTTAAAACTTCATTTCTATAACCCGACATATATTATTATCTCCTTAATAATTTGATGTACTGTAATGATTTATTTTTTGTTCTAAAAAATAAAGTTGTATACCCAATATATCATGGAATATTAACTATTTATTAGTTTTAAACGCAGGATGGGAAAGGAACTACGGGGATTTAAAGAATTATTCTAGAACCATCTTGTTGAAGTAAGTAATCTCCATTTTGTTGTAGAAGATAACCAACATCTTCATCGATTTCAATTTTAACAACATCGAAACCATGAGTACAATCAAAGTGACCTTCCGTACCTTCTACATAAATATATGTTGTACCATCTGGAGCCAGTACAGGCACTCCATCAAAATTTTCAAAACCACCTGATTGATAAAGAGTTGTTATTATTGTAGGAGCCGCTGTCGAATCTGGATTAATGATTTCCTGTGTTTTCCATGCTGTGACTATTGGAGCATTTGGATAATCCCATCTACTTGCCGCCAAAATAGCTGCAGTACCATCACCATAATATGTAGGACATCTCATAGCATCAGGAACATCTTGTTGGATTTCAATAAATAATTCCTGAGGCATATCAGTTACAGCACCAATATCATGCCATGAACCACAATCATAAGTTTCTCTTGAATAGAATAAATTTGTTGATGTAGAATCCAAACAAACAGGAGTTGTAGAATCTATATCCTGTTGTGTACAGCAAGGTTCACTATCTCCAGTTACAAACTCATGAAAATCAACATTAACATCAAAAGAAAAAGTATCCTCAACAATAATAGAGTTAAATAATCTATTTGAAAATTGAATAGTTTCTAGTGGAACAATTCTAGCTCTATAAGGTTTGAAAAATTCAATAACGTCACTCATTTGAGAAAATAAGCTATCAAGTCCAAATAAAATATAGCTCATGTTAATAAAACCATAGCTAATATTATTTCTTACCCATTCACCCAAATCATTTAACAACGAACCTAATATAGTAATATTGTCTGTAGCTAAACTATCTAGGTCTGCTTTTACAGAAGGATGTAAGATAGCTAATATATCACCACAATCCTGTGGAGTTTGTAAAAAGTTTGAACTTATAACTCTTGAAAAAGTATCCAGATATTGGTTCCAATCAGCTTTCCATTGGTCTCTTGTAAATATTTTTTGATTTGTTAAATTATCGAATTCAGTTATAATATCATCAGTATCTGTATTAGTTCCATCATAACAAACAAATCTAGATGCTGGAGCACCAACACTAAACTCTTTATTGAATGTATATATCGTTGATAGATATAGAGTTAACATTGAAACTGTTTCACCGATAATAGACATTACAGCATTTTGTGGAAGGATTGCAATCAACCCTTCATCTGGCTGACCTGCCGTATCCCACACTTCATGTTGTGCTTGAACTCGATTTGAAAGAATTCCGGTTGCTGCATCTATAGATTCTTCATCAAATAAAGGTTTAACAGCAAAGTATGGAGAAGTAGATGGAAAATTGATTATATTTTGTTGAACCAATGCTTTAATTTGTGCTTCGGTTTGTAACCAATGGGGATCTGCTTCAGTTAAAAAATCAAAATTTAAATAGATAGGAAAATTATCATTTACAGATGTTCCTGCTGAAATTTTTCCTTTGAATATAATATCACTTGAATTCTTACTTACACGATCTTCGTACTGTAATTGAAGTTCATATAAATCTACTTCAGAAATTCCATAATATTGGAGAACATCAACTAATGCCTGTGGAGTTCCTTTTCTTTTATATAAATTAACTAAATCAAGAAAGAAATTTATTTTAGCCTGAGGAGCTTCATTTGTAATAGAATCTTTTAATATCGTTGAATAATTATATCCAAAACTTCTAAATAGTTCATCTAATTGATCATTTGGCATCTGATAAACGTCAGAGATATTTGCTTGAAATGAAGTAACCGTCCTATGAGTGGCATACCAATCTGTAATAAAGTTTTTTAATCTTTCCCAGTCTGGAGAATTATACGCATACTGATCGACAACTAAATCCATAAATTTTTTAGCAGTTGCTTTTTCATTTTGGGCCGTGGATTTAACTGCTGTCGTTAGATCGGTAGTAGTGCCTTGAATTTCTTCAAGAATCTTCCAGAAATCTGATAAATTATACGCCATATTATATTACCTCTGGTGTAGGACAATCATAAATAAGATCAGGATTCCGCATTGTCATAAAACAAAAATATTGATCAATAAGATAGGATTCATAACAGGTTTGAAGAAGTCCTCCTGTTGAAATAATACTATCATTATTATAAGGTTCATACACATTATATATTTTTAACATCAAATATAAATAAATCATTTTTGATAATTCAGTTGAGAGACCAGCAAGTGAAGCATGTAAAATTCCTGAAGTTGAATCTCCTATAAATGAAATTGAAGTTGAATCTATAATTGTTAAGCCAGTCGAATCATTCCTATATGCTAATAATGCATTTAAAGTTGTAAAGTCATCGCTCTGTAAATTAAAAATATTCGATCCACTAGAATCTAAAATTAAATAGTTTGATGAACCCGGATATACTTGTAATCTATTGAAGGCAACTCTTGGAATACAAAATGGGTTTGTTTGTGATGTGTATCTATATTCGTAAGTTTTTAACGAATATTTATCATTAAATAACATATTAATAAATGAGGTTTCTCCAAGATAAGATTCCGGAATGTCTACGGGAGGGGGTACTTGATACTTGTTTATTTTTGAGTTGATAACAAAATTATGAAACCAATGCTGCAACTCAGGCACAAGCGAATAAGATGTTAAAGCTGTAGCCATACATTAATCCCTCACGTCTGTTTGAATTAAATCCGCGGTACTCATCATATCAAGCATATGGATAAAAAGGGTTTCTGGATTGTAATTTTTAAATGAAAAAGAACCATCCTTTGGAACATCAGTGCTCCACTGACCAGAATGAAATCTGATTGCTTCCTCCATTACAAAAAATTGTTCTTCAGTCATAATTTTTTGAAATGTTTCTTTGTTTTCAGAAACCATATCTGCGGCATTTTTATCATGTTGTTTATCTGTATGTTTTCTGTTTCCTAATTTTCCATATTTAAGAGAATCATGTAAAGCTACGGCAAATAAAAGTTTGTCAGCATCTGCAGTTTTTGCTTTAATATTAAACATTCTGAAAAGTTTCACTGTTGAATATAATAGATGATAAACATGCTCTGCTTGAGTTGGAATATCACCATTTAACTTTTTATGATATTTACCAGTTGATGAAGTTGATTTATCCCATGCATCTGGTAATCTAGAATCAATTCCTTTCCATAAAGTAAAACCTTTATCTGTCATATTATTCTCTAGTAAAGTAACAACCTTTTCTTTAAAATCCATTTAAATCCCTTTCTATTTAAGGCGCCGGTAATTGTTGATACGCCGGATTTAACTTTCTAAACTCTATTTTTTGCTCCTTAGTTAAAGTCATATAATATTGATATACTTCAGGTGATATAGATGGCTGTGGAGCTTGTCTTTGCATTTGTATCATTTGAATAGATTCTAAAGTTCTTCTTTGTGTTTCCTGAAGTTTTTCAAATTTCTTAGTATCTTCTTCTCGTTTTCTATCTGCTTCTTCTTTTTGTCTGATGATCATCATCTCTTGATTTTTTAACATCAGTTGGAGTGTTTCGTTGTCAACCTTTTTTTGTTCAACTAAAGTTATATGTTCTTTTACTTCTAAAACATCTCCAGCCATTGAATTATACACAATACCTATTAAAGCAAATATACAACCAAATGTAATAGGTACAGCGATTTTTATCCAGCTTGACGTTTTTGGTGGTGGCGGGGGTTCTCTCCTAAATATCGACATCCCCAGCTCCTCCTGGTTTCACTACTGTACCAGGTTTCTTAGGTGAAACAGAAATAGCGTTTCTTCTATTCATTGCCTTGGCATCTTTTTCTTGTAAATATTTACTAACTGTTCTGTCGCCATACCACCATGTTACAGAAGAAACAGTCAGAAATATCATAGTAGATGTAATATCATTAAAAATACCAACTGCTTGAGTTGCGCTTATTGCATCCAACCCAGATCTCTCCATCACTTCCCACGCTAAAAATGTTATATATGTAGACATAGCTACTAGATATAATGTAAGTGTCGGGCGCATTGCTGTATTCACCCAATCAACTAAAGCAAAACAAGCAGAAATTAATGTTCCTATTATAGAATAAATCCAACCGGTCCATTTCTTTTTTTCTGCTGATTGCATTATCATATCGATCCATCTCTCATGGAATAATCTTACATTACCAACCTCTTGACTTTTCGTATATGCTTCAGCGTCTGCAATTTCAATTTCACCTGCGACTTTTGTCTTGGTAACTTGAATTTGCATTTGAGATTCTTGAATCATCGCTTGGGTTTTTAACTTAAGCATATTCTCTTCGTGCTCATTATCCATTTTTGCGTTCTTGTATTTAAACCAGGTGGTAAAAGCATTACCTATTAATCCGGTTAAACCACCAAGTAATATATCCATTCCTGGTATCATATTCTCGTCCTCCCGATTCAAGCACTTCTATTTACATTTTAATTTATATGGTATTTTACAGGTCCCTCTCTTTCTAATTTGTTCTTTACGTCTTAATCTCCAGATAAGTCTAATGCATCCTCGCAATAGATCACCTCCGATTATTTCTTAGATTTGAGTAATTTTACAACATGTCTTAAAACATCAACTGGTCTTGAAGAACCAGCAGCTTGTTCGGCTTGTTCATAAATAAGTTTTTGAACTTGTTCATTTTTTGTTCCTGCTCTTGCCATATATTCATATACACCTTCTTCAGTGATATTAGCTACATCGTTTTTAGTAATTTTTTTCGGTGCTATTACTTTTTCTTCTTTAACAACTTTCTTTTCAGATTTTTCTTTAACTTCTTCTGTAACAGGCTTTACTGTTGTTTTTCCTTTGCTGAAAAGAGGTCCTAATTTTTCTGCAAGTTTATTTACAATTTTTTCGGTCATTTCTTCTTCAGATGCTCTTTCATTGATTACAGGGTCTGCTACCTCATCTTGTTCGATAACAACACCTTGTTCTCTATCACCTGATTGACCTTTCATAACCAGTTTTGTTTTAAATGCAGGAGTTGATTTAAAATCATCATCAACAATTTTAGCTTCAATAACCAACGGATTAGAAAGAGTAAATGTATCTGACCAAGGAGTTAGATAATGACCATCAGCTATAATATCTAACTTGACACTAACTTCCTCTCCTTCTTTTAATTTTCTTGCAGTAACGGTTCTTAACGCAGGAAGGTCAACAGTAATTGATTCTTGGCCAACGTGTGCAGGAAAACCGTACTCAACATCATCGATTTTAATTCTCAAATGACTCGATACTTGTTCTGTCTGAACGCCGCCAATCTGAATTTCAAAGTTTAATTGTTTTTCTTGATTGACATTTAATTTTAACATTTTTTGAGACCTCCACTTAATCATCTCTCAATTTTACTTTAATTTTACCGATTAAATCATCAGTATCATTAATAGTTTTTACTTCTAAATGCTTAACCAAAACTAAAGGTTTAACAGGTTCATCATTATATGGTCGATATGGAGGCGCTCCACCCCCGCCAACTTGAGTACCACAACATGATCTAAACATCCCCATCGTTGCGATATTAACCATATGAAATCTCCTTTTATTTTTGTTCCAAAAAATTAGTTATGTTACAAGTTTATATTTTAACTTAGATCTCCACTCCAAACATGGATCCTACTGTAATGTTGGCGTCCAGTTAGAGTACGTGTATGCCAGTGAAAACCAAACTGAAATGCGGATCCAACATTTGTCAATACATCAGATGGGATGCTTTCGTTTACTACTAAAAAGTCATTTCCCCAAGCCTTAACAGTTTCATTTGGCCAATCCAATTCCATTTTTATCGGAGTCCAAGTATCAGGGACAAAACTAGGAATAGTACCACCTACAACACCAAGTGGTGATGGCGCCTCAAGTGTTATATTATCTGAAGGGGCTCGCATATTTAATCTCATCCATGCAGAAGATTCAGGTCTTCCAAAATAAGGAACATTCGTATTAATGGTATAATCATTTGCTTTAACTATAAACAAATAATTCATAGTATTAAATAAAGCATCATCATACCAATTGGAATCTTCCCCACTCCAATAAAATTCTATTGTTATTTTTTCATTAGTTGGAAAAGTTTTGTTGGTTATTATATTTCCGCCTTCTGTTGTAGTACAATTTGTTACTTCCACATAAGAAGCAGGATAACTATATAATTCTTCACACCCGCTGGATCCACCATCATTTGAAACATCTGTAAATTCAGCATTATGTTCATCACAATCATCTACTTGCATTAAAAATGGTGATACACTTTGTTTTTTTACAAAAAAACTTACACTCATAATTCCTCCATTATGTTACAACCTGTTGCCAATAATCAAATTGACCACATGCCGTTCCATCTGCTGTGATTAAATATGTTTCAATAACATTTGAATTAGTTCCGACGGATGCAGCATCAGAATAAATTCTTACTCTTGCTGAAATCATATTACCAAATTCATCATAAGTAGGATTATCAATATACATATTATGATGAACTAGTCCAAGAGTTCTTCTAACAATTTCATAAATTTCTGTCATATCAGCAGTATCAACAACTACATCATC